AGTTCTTATTGAAACTTTAGAAGAGATAATGTCTACCATACGTTGGAGACATCAGAACATTGGTAACATTATTAAATGGAGAAGTTTTGAAGCAGGAGTTTAGCCGCAAGACGCTTGAGATATTGCTCATGCATTATAATAACATAAATGATCAGCTAAGAACACCTTGTGCTGAGAAATCTAAGTTTGAAAAGTTAATTAAAGAGACTGAAGAGAAATTAAAGTCTACACCAATTACACCAATCTATAAAGATGGAATGACTGCAATGGAGTTTGCATTATACTTAGCACATGGAAGAAATAACAGTACAGACTAAAGATAATGCATTTATCTATGTAGATTGTGATGATAAAGGTATTATACAGGAACTAGCAGAGTATTTTACATTCTTTGTTCCTGGTTACAAATTTATGCCACAATTTAGAAATAAAATGTGGGATGGTAAAGTAAGACTCCTTAATCTCAGAGACCAGTCTATATACGCAGGTCTATACAAATATATTGCAGCATTCGCTGCAGAAAGAAATATAAAACTTACAGTATTACCAAGTGCAAAGCTTGGTTATAATATGCCTAATGTACATGTAAATGTCGATATGTCTTTTATCGACGAATATGTATTACCATTTCCACCAAGAGATTATCAGTTAGCTGCTGTAAAGCATGCGCTCGAGAATAGAAAAGCATTAATGGTATCACCTACAGCCTCAGGTAAATCATATATTATATACCTAATGATGAGATATTTCTTAGATATGAGTTATGATTTAGAGGCTGATAAAGTATTATTAATCGTTCCTACTACATCACTCGTTAAACAAATGGTTGGAGACTTTGCGAAGTACTCTGAGAATGATCCACATTTTGATGCAAATGAATGTCATGAGATTATGGCAGGTTTAGATAAAGGCCATAAGACAAAAAGAATATATGTATCTACTTGGCAGTCTATATACAAAATGCAAAAAGGTTATTTTCAGCAGTTTGGTATGGTGATCGGAGATGAGGCACATGGATTTAAAGCTAAATCATTAACAAGCATTCTTACTAAATGCACAGAAGCTGGATATAGGTATGGCCTAACAGGAACTCTTGATGGTACACAAACACATAAGTTAGTTCTTGAAGGTTTATTTGGACCACATAAGAATATCACAACAAGTAAAGAGTTAATTGATCGTGGTGATCTTGCTAATATAAAGATTGATATATTATTACTCAAACATCCTGAGGAACATTGTAAATTAGTGAATGGTATGAAATATCAAGATGAGGTAGATTGGATTGTTACATCAACTAAACGAAATAACTTTATAAAGAATTTAGCTATCGATCTAAAAGGTAATACATTAGTGTTATTCCAATATGTTGAGAAGCATGGTGAACCATTATTTAGATTAATAGATAAGTCAACAGATGATAAAAGAAAAGTATTTTATGTATCCGGCAAGACCCCTGCAGATACGCGCGAAGAAATTAGATCTATTACCGAACAAGAATCTAATGCTATATTAGTCTGTTCATATGGTACATTCTCTACAGGAATAAATATAGTTAACCTACACAATATTATATTTGCAAGTCCAAGTAAGAGTCAGATTAGGGTATTACAAAGTATTGGTAGAGGATTAAGAAAGAGTACACTTGATACAACGGTTTATGATATTGCAGATGACTTACATTGGAAATCTAATAAGAATTATACCTTAAATCATAGTGGTGAGAGAGTTAAAATATATAGTAAAGAAAAATTCAAATTTAAGATCCACGAGGTTAAATTATTATAAATATATACATGGATAAAGACTTCCCGCAACAAATATCAGAACTACCAGTTAAATTTTTTAAGTTAGTATCAGGTGAATCAATTATTGCATATACACATCCTTTAGATGACGAATCAGATGGTGCATTAATTGGTATAGAAGAGCCAATGAAAATTCATATTGACGAAATCGATCATCACTACGTTATGACTCCTTGGTTACCATTCTCTAATCAGAAACTACATATTTTAGAAAACTTTAACGTAATGCTCACGTCAGATGTAAATGATGATGTGAAGCATCACTATATGAAAATTATATTAGATGAGATCCAAACGGATAAAGAAATGATGGAAGAACAAGTGAAGATAATGAAGGGAAACGCCACCACCCATTAATACTGTCTCCCCCCGCAGAGAGTACTCTCTTATTATACCATAGAAAAGCGGCTTTGTACATACTTTAGCTAAAATAAATATGCAAATAACTGATAACGCCATAAATAAAGTAGCTGAAATGAAATCACCTAATGAAAACTTAAGGGTTTACATATCTGGTGGTGGATGTTCAGGTTTTAACTATGGTTTCAAGCTAGATGAAAAAACAATAGACGGTGATTTTAGTATTGAAAAGAATGATGTAAAAGTTTTGATAGACCCTATGAGCTATCAATATTTAGAAGGAATAACAATCGATTATTTACAAGACTTGCAAGGAGCAAGATTCATTGTAAGCAACCCTAATGCAAAAACAACATGCGGATGCGGATCATCTTTTAGCATTTAAGTATGTACAATTGATTGTTTTATGTTATAATGGTAATACATTTGAACTAATAGGAAATATTATGCCTGAAAAGATTAAACCCCGTGATAAACCCCATTACGTAAATAATAGAGACTTCTCATATGCAGTTGTTGACTATGTTGAAAGAGCCAACGAAGCAAAAGAAAAAGGTGAGAAGAATCCAGTTGTCCCTGATTATATCGCAATATGTTTTATGAAGATCTGTGAAGGATTATCTCATAAACCAAACTTTGTACGATACACATATCGAGATGAGATGGTAATGGATGGTGTTGAGAATTGTTTGAAAGCAATATACAATTATAGAATAGATGCAAGCACAAGAACTGGTAAGCCTAATGCATTTTCTTATTTTACACAAATCGCTTACTTTGCTTTTATACGACGTATTGTAAAAGAAAAGAAACAAGCTGATATTAAATTTAAATTTATGGAGCAAGCAAACATTGAAGAGTTCGTATCTGCTATTGATATGAATAGTCCAATCGATCAATCATTCCTTGACACACTTCGTGAAAAGATTTCGAAGATCCAAGAAGTGGATAAGCAAGTCAAAGACTTTGCGAAGGAAGAAAAGGAGAAGAAAAAGAAAGGATTAGAACTACATATGAGCTATGCATAAAATATTTATTACTGGTATTGCTGGTTTTATTGGGTTTCATTTAGCTGAGAAATTGGCTATGGAAGGTTATGAAGTTGCAGGTGTAGATAACTTTAATAATTATTATGATCCTCAATTAAAATATGAAAGGGCAAACATATTAAGAGATAAGTTTAGTATCAAAGTTATTGACTATGATATAGAAATTATCCCTTGGAGACACAATTTAGAAAATTTTGATGCTGTTATTCATTTGGCTGCTCATGCAGGTGTGAGACATTCTTTAGAGAATCCACAAATGTATATTGACACAAATATAACTGCAACTCAAAAACTAATACATGCATGTGAAGAATATGAAATACCTGTCATATATGCTTCGTCATCTACGGCAGATTCTGATCATCTTAATCCTTATGCTTGGTCTAAATATGTAAACGAAAAGCAATTTGCATCTTCTAAATTACTTTCAAGCGGCTTGAGGTTTTACACTGTTTATGGTGAATGGGGTAGACCTGATATGGCTTTACATACATTTGCAGATCGTATGTCGAGAGGTAAAGCAATAGACATTTATAATCACGGTGACATGCAACGAGACTTTACTTATGTTGGTGATTTAGTTGATGGTATTGAAATTATATTAGAGTATATGCTTAACCAACCTCAAGAGAATCAACATGAGATTTATGATCTTGGCACAGGTAAATCAAATGAGTTAATGGATTATATAGAATGCTTAGAGAATGAATTAGGTAGAGTATCATTAAAGAACTATTTGCCTATGCATCCTGCAGATGTTAAATCAACACAAGCAAATATAGGAAAAGCACGTTCATTAGGATATACCCCAAAAGTATCAATTCAAGAAGGAATTAAACATTTTGCAGATTGGTTTAGTATGTACAATACAGAAAACTATGATATAATAGAAGGATGAATAAGAAATTTTTAATCATAGGATACGGAGTAGTAGGTAGAGCTGTATTTGCAGGTATATCACAAAAATATTCTGTAGAAATATTAGATCCTCCAGCTGGTTATGAATTAGTTCAAAAAGATTACATATATCCACATTACCATCTTTATGATGGTATTATTATATGTTTACCTACACCACAAGGGCCGATAGGTGAATGCGATGATATGATGGTTGAACAATATCACCGTGAGATTCGTAAGCATGCACCAAAGGTACCTGTTCTTATTAAGTCAACAATATCAGTTGAGCTTGTTGAATTATTAAAAGAAGATAGATTTCTTACAACAAATCCAGAGTTTTTAACAGAAGCAGATTCACAAGAAGAATTCTTAAATCAAAAGTTTTCTATATTTGGTGGAGGCCAATGTTTATCTTGGTGTACAGTATTTCAAGATGCTGGAATTAAAATGAATTATATCAAATTTACTGATATGAAAACAGCCGCATATGCAAAATATGCAATTAATTCATTCCTTGCAACAAAGGTTGTATTCTTTAATCAGCTACAAGATATGTTTGGTGAAGATGGATTTAATGAATTAACAAAAATAATAAGCATGGATCAGCGTATTGGAGAAAGCCATATGATGGTTCCTGGACCAGATGGAAAATATGGATTTGGTGGTATGTGCTTTCCAAAAGATACTAGTGCCTTTGTAAAATCTGGACAAGGCAAACTTACCTTATTAGAAAGGGTAAGAGAAATAAATAAGGAGATAAGAGATGAGATTAAAAAATAACTCATGGGTATTCGACGGTGCGCTTAATAAAGGCATGTGTGAAGAACTAATTAAGATAGGAAATGCAGAAATTACTAAAGAGGCAACGGTTGATGGAGGTAAAAAACCTGCAAAGAAAACACGTGTTTGTCAAGTAGCATGGTTAACCGATCCATGGATTATGGAAATGCTGATGAATTATGTAGATAATGCAAACTATCATGCCGGTTGGAATTTTGAAATCGAACGTCCAGTAATGATTCAATTTACTAAATATGAAGTAGGCGGTCACTATAATTGGCATCGTGATACGAATAGAGATTTAAGTAAGACAGGTGGTAAAACAAGAAAGCTAAGTATTACCGTAAATCTAAATGATGACTATGAAGGTGGTGAATTAATGATTGATTCAGAAGATCATTATTGGAATAAAACACCACGGCAAGTACGTTCTGGATTAGGTAGTATAGCTGTATTTCCATCTGATACATATCATAGAGTAAAAAAAGTTACAAAGGGTACAAGATATAGTTTAGTTGTTTGGGTAATGGGAGAACCTTGGAAATGAAGATAGCTTTATTAAATGACACACACTGCGGTGTAAGAAATAGTTCAGAAATATTCATAGACTTTCAAGAGAGATTCTATTCTGAAATATTCTTTCCATTCTGTAAAGATAATGATATAAAACATATTATACATCTCGGTGATTATTATGACCATCGTAAGTTTGTAAACTTTAAAGCATTAAATGCTAATCGTAGACACTTCCTTGAACCTATGAAACAAAATGGTATGACCATGGATATTATTCCAGGTAACCATGATGTATTCCATAAGAACACAAATGATCTATGTTCTCTCAAAGAACTATTAGGTTATTATACAAGCAATATCAATATCATTATGAAACCATCAACCTTAAACTATGATGGTTGTGATGTACATTTATTGCCATGGATTAATCCAGAGAATTGGGACCAATCAATGGATTTCTTAGCATCTAATAAAGGTATTATGATGGGTCATTTAGAGTTGCAAGGCTTTGAAATGATGAGAGGTATTAAACAACCTATGGGTCATGGTATGGGTGTAGAACCATTTAAACACTTTGACCTATGTTTATCTGGTCATTACCATGCAAGTTCACAACAAGGCAACATCAGATACCTTGGATGCCAAATGGAATTCACATGGGCAGATGCTGGAGATCAGAAATATTTCCATGTATTCGATACAGATACAAAAACTGTGGAAGCAATACCTAATCCGCTCACGTTATTTGAGAAAATATATTATGATGATACGGACACAGATTACACAAATTATGATATAAATACACTTACAGGCAAATTTGTTAAAGTAATTGTTGGGAATAAGTCTAACCCATTCATGTTTGACAAATTTATTGAACGAATATCAGAGCTGAATACACACGATTTAAAGATAGCTGAAAATTTCTCTGAGTTCTTAGGTGAGAATGTTCTTACCAATATAGAAGATGTAGAAAATACAACAGACTTAATGGCAAGTTATATTGACGGTGTGAATACGGATCTTGATAAGGAGAAACTCAAGACCTTAATGAATAGTCTCTATAACGATGCCATAGATATGGAGATACAATAATGAAAATGAAAAAAGTTTCTAAAAGTAGATGGGCAATGCTAGTATTTGTTCTAGTTTGTCTTTTTGTTATATTTAATGTAGCTGGATGTTCTATGTTGCAAAACCCGTTTAATGCTTGGGGTTCTGACAATATCGAAGTTCCAGTTTGTGAAGGAGAAGCATGCGAGGACATAAGGGGATAGATCCCGAAGAAAATAGACTGCTATGGGCAGTTTACCAGTTTGCCGTATCAGCAATGATAGTCGGCTTTATATTATGGCCAATATGGGCTTGGGCAGAGATCGAACGAGTATGGACAGATTTCAGCCCTAAGCCTGAGGTTGTAGTATATGATATAGCACCTGAACCAGAAGAAACACCATCAGCAACTCTTACAGCTGTACAAAATACTATTGTTGAGGCTGAGACTGATGAAACTGGTACAGAAAATTTAGACAAAGAAAAGTATAGACAATACTTTGAAGATAAGTCTCTCATCCTAATGGTTTTAGGAGGAATAGAATATTGGAAAATGAATTGTGGTGATCTTTCTGCACAAGGCAAATACTTCATGAAACTTGCCATAAAGAAACATGTCATTGACGAAGAGGAAATGCACATGGATATGAGTTTCCAAACAGGATTATTTGCTGCTCAATTATATAATAGTTGTGACCACTTTTTACAGCAAGTGAAAAGTATCGGATTAGACATGATGTTTGTCGTAGATCCTGGGGTAGTACCTCAACCCGAAGCAATAAATAATATTCAAGATAAAGAGGTATAATGTATAGCAAACAATGTAAACTTCACTTGGAAGAAGTGAATATGACACGCTACGAGCATCTAAAACATGCACTCAATATATCGTGGCGATTATTCAAAGCAACCATAGCAGTATTCATACATGCTTTTGCCCCACGCTGGTTTAAGAAATATGCTAGCGGTGTATGTAATAAAATAGTCGAAGAAAATATGTACAAATGACATTTATATAGTATAATATAACACATGATATTATTCAAAGAACTTACTTACAAAAACTTTCTCTCAACCGGCGCCAACCCAATAACCATAGACCTTAACAAAGCAAGATCAACTCTTATTGTTGGTACGAATGGTACAGGTAAATCTACCATATTGGATGCCATATCCTTTGCTTTATTTAATAAGCCACATCGTAATGTTAAAAGAGGTGGCCTAGTGAATTCAGTAAATGGTAAAGGTTGTGAGGTTACAATCGAATTTGAAACTGCTGGTCACACGTGGAAAGTATTACGTGGCATTAAGCCAAATAAGTTTGAAGTCTATCAAGATGGTAATATGATAGACCAACAATCAAACGTAAGAGACTATCAAAAATTCTTAGAGCAAAACATTCTAAAGCTTAATCATAAATCATTCCACCAAATTGTGGTATTAGGATCATCTTCATTTATACCATTTATGCAACTCAAAGCATGGGATAGACGTGATGTTATTGAGGATCTATTAGACATTGGTGTGTTTAGTAAGATGAAGACAGTATTGAAAACACGTAATGCTCAAGCAAAAGAATGGGCAAAGAATTCACACATCGCATTAAATAATCAAAAGGATAAAATAGAGTATCAAAAGAAACACATTACTCAATTAGAAGAAATTAATGAAGATGCAAAGAAATCATTTAAGGAAGAGATAAATGAAACACAAGATAAAATTGATTCTCTAAAAGCTGATTTGGATAAATATCCTCTCGGCTTACGCGGCACTCTCAACTCCTTAAGAAAAGTCAGAGAAGGTCTAAATACTGAGAAAGGTAAACACACACATTCTATGAAAGAGCTTGTAGGTAAAGCAAAGTTCTTTGAAGTAAATACTGCTTGCCCAACATGTACTCAAGAGATTAGTACAGATTTAAAGACTTCAATGCTTACCGATGTAAAGACACAAGCAAAGCAAACTCAAGAAGATATAGATCTAAACAAAACAAAGTATGATGAGACAATTAAAACATTAGAAAAAGTACAAGATCAAATTACTGAAATGGCAGATATTAATTCTAAGATCTCAACTCATACAGCAACAATGACAAAATTAGTTAATAAACAAGTCAAAGAAGTTGATATTGATGTGCCAGTTAAAGAGCTTGCAGACATGACCTATGATCTCATCGATATCCAGGATAACCTTACAGAAGCTGAGGATCAGGTATTATATAACAATATTGCCGCTGAGATGCTCAAGGATACAGGTATTCGAACGAAAATTATCAGAGAATATTTACCCGCAATGAATGCTCTTATAAACAAATACTTACAGACACTTGACTTCTTTGTTGCGTTTCATCTTAATGAAAACTTCGAAGAGTCAATCAAATCAAGACATAGGGACGAATTTGTATATGCTAACTTCTCAGAAGGTGAGAAGATGCGTATTGACTTGTCATTGTTATTTGCATGGAGACAGATAGCAAAGATGAAAAACTCTACAAACACTAACTTGCTTATTCTTGACGAAACGTTTGATTCATCTCTTGACGATGAAGGTACAGACAATCTAATGAAGATCTTAAAGACATTAGAAAAAGGTACAAACACGTTTATTATATCCCACAAACCTGATGTGTTAGAAAGTAAAATGGATCAAAAGATTCAGTTTATTAAGAGAAATAATTTCTCTGCAATCGTATAATAAACACACTATTTCTGTGACAATTTAGTCACACAAGCGGCTCAATTCATGTTATAATATACCTTGTTAAATAAAAAAGGACATTATAAATGATTACATATACTACCGATATCGATCCAAATATTTCAATTTTTGAACTATTTAAAACTTTAAATTTTTTCGCCGCGACTTTAATATCATTAAACGAACAACCAAATTTACCATTACCATCAATAACTATTAAAATTTCCGAGTCAAATCTTGAAAAATTTAAAACTCAAATATAAAAAACTACTATATCGGGGTACCGCACCCCGCAACATCAATCCAGATCAAACATTCTCTGGTACACCAATTCGCCGCATCTGGACCAGTAACTTTTTACACAAGGCGAGAGAAACAGTGTATAATGTACACATAATCAATTAAAAAAGGACTTAAATTATGAATAAAGTGATAGAAGAATTAATGAGAAAATACCCTAAAAAGGTTGAATTTACAGCTAAGATGATTAAAGAAGCTGCTGAAGCTATTGGTGAGAATCCAAGATCAGCTTATGTAAATATCAGATATACAAATAATGCACCTACGGTACGTCGCGGTGTATATAACTTAGAATCTATGATGCCAAAATCTGCTCGACCAGCAAAAGCTGCTCCTGAAATGGTTAAAGGTGTTGAATCAGTTTCAAATGACGAAGTCTTTGTTCCTGACTTTGATCCTACTTTTGTCCCATGGGGCAACTTCTCTGAAATTGTAAAAGTACTTAAGTCAGGTATGTTTTATCCGACTTTTGTATCTGGTTTATCTGGTAATGGTAAGACATTCCAGATCGAACAAGCATGTGCTAAGCTTAATCGTGAATATGTACGTGTTCAGATTTCTCCTGAGACTGACGAAGATGATCTAATCGGTGGTTTTCGTTTAATCAAAGGTGAGACTGTTTTCCAAAAAGGTCCAGTCATCAAAGCTATGGAAGCTGGTGCTGTCCTTATGATTGACGAGATCGATCGTGGAACAAACAAAATTATGTGTTTACAAGGTGTGCTTGAAGGCAAACCAGTTCTGATCAAAAAGACTGGTGAAGTTGTTGAGCCTGCCGATGGTTTCAACGTGATTGCGACTGCAAACACAAAAGGTAAAGGTTCAGAGGATGGACGTTACTCAGGAGCAACTATCATTGATGATGCTTTCCTAGAGCGTTTCACTATTACTCTTGAACAGACTTTCCCTACTATGGCAACTGAAGAAAAAATTGTCATGAAGCATATGTCAAAGTTTGAAAAGGTTGACGAAGAATTTGCTAAGCTACTTGTTGGTTGGGCAGATGCTATTCGTAAGACTTTTTATGATGAAGGTATTGACGAAGTTATTTCAACTCGTCGTTTGTGCCACATCGTTCAGACTTTCTCTATCTTCGGTAAGAGAGACAAAGCAATTGCTCTTTGTGTAAACCGTTTTGACGATGACACTAAAGAAGCTTTCATAGATCTTTATGAGAAAGTTGATGCTACTATCAATGAGCCTCAGCTAACAGCTGATGAAGCTGAAGATTCATTCTTTAAAGATCATGCTGATGAATGGGAGGAAGAATAATCTGGCACACCAACTCGCCGCATCTGGACCAGTAAATAGTTGTACAACTGGTCCAAAACGTGATATAATGTACACATAACGAATTAAAAAAGGAAATATTATGAATTTATCAGCTCAAGAATACCTAGCCAAACTACTTGCCAAAGAGAACTTATCGGTTCAACATGGCAACTATTCTACAGCTAGTTTCGATGTTGAGAATAGAGTACTTCGTCTTCCTCTTTGGAAAGACAAAGGTAAAGACGTTTATGATCTTTTAGTTGGTCACGAAGTTGGCCATGCTCTTTATACTCCAGCTGATGGATGGCATGATTCTGAAAAGAAGATTGGCAAAATTCCAAGAGCTTATTTAAATATCGTTGAAGACATCCGCATTGAACGTAAGATCATGGAAACATATCCTGGTATCGTTCGTCGTTTCAAAGCAGGTTATAAAGTTCTTTTTGATGGTGATCTTTTTGGTACTAACGAGAGAGACATCAACGAGGCTGGACTTATGGACAGACTTAATGTTTCTTCGAAAGGTCGTGGTTATGTTCCAGTTGAATTCTCTAATGAAGAATCTCCATTAGTTAAAGAAGCTATGGAAGTTGAAACATGGGATGACGTTGTCAATGTTTGTAAAAAATTATATGATTTCATCGAAGATCAAAAAGATCAAGAAGAAGAAAAAGATGAAATGGATATGGATATGCCACCAATCAGTGATGAGGGTGAATCTCCTGAAGATTCAGGTGAAACTCCTATCTCTGGTGATGAAGAAGGTGATGACGCGGCTGATGACGAAGGTAATTCTGATTCTGACGGTGAAGATGAATCTAAAGAAGATTCTAAATCTGCTGAGTCTAAAGAGGAAGAAGGTGATGATGCTCATGAGACTTGGACTGAAAGCACTCAAAGAGAGCGTGAAGAAGATCTTCTTGAAAAAACTGAAGCAACTCAATATCAAAGAGCTGGTCAGCCACAATACTCAAGTGGTGTTTCAGCAGAAAACTTAAAAAAGATTACATACTCTTATGCTGAAGCTAAAGAATTACGTGACGACTGGTTAGCGAGGAACAAAGAAGATGCTCGTGGTTGGTCTGCTTATAATCACGAACCTTGCATGGAAGATTGGACAGAGACTAAACAAACTTACAAGCAGCAAGCAAATCTTATGGCGAAAGACTTCGAACGTAAGAAAGCTGCATTTGAATATTCTCGTGCAACAACTGCTAAGTCTGGTAAACTTGATCCTTTAAAGCTTCATGCTTACAAAACTTCTGAGGATATTTTCCTAACTACTACTCAACTTGCTCAAGCTAAATCGCATGGCATAATGATGTTCCTTGATCTTTCTGGTTCTATGAATGAGATCATCGAAGATGTTACTGCTCAAGCAATTACTATCGCAATGTTTTGTCGTCAAGTCAATATTCCTTTTGCTGCTTATTCATTTACTACTGTTTCATATTGGAGAAGTGATGCAAAAGAGCACGGCATGCGTGAGAGTGAAATGAGTGATTCAGAGCTAAGTTCTGACGGTGTTAAAGTTGTTGAGATGTTCTCATCAAAGATGAATAAAAAAACTTTTGATGAAGCTGCTTATATTTCTTTCGCAGTTGCTAAAGCACATTCATACACTAGCAAAACTCCTTACCATATCTCTGGTCATTACTTACACCAGATCGATGCTATGGGTTCAACTCCTCTTATTCAAACTGCAATTCTTGCAGCGAAGTTGACTAAAGCATTTACTCGTAAACACGCAATACAAAACACAAACATCATGTTCCTAACTGATGGTTATCCTGATGGATTGAACATTTGTAGTGATTCAAAAGCAAATGTTATTACTTCTCGTGAGTCAATGGTTAACTTCGAAGGTAAGATGGTTCGAGGTCAAGGTGGTCGTGAGATCTACAAAAATGTTTTACTAAGACTTAAAGAGATAACTGGTGCAACTATCATGGGTTTCCACCTTGCGTATGACGCTTCTACTTTCGGTCAAGGGTATCACGATGTTGATGAAAGTAAATCCTTTCAAGATGTAATCAAAGCTTGGAGAAAACTTGGTTTTAGTGCTTGGAAAAATCAAAAAGGTTATGACGATTATTTCATTATCAAAATCAATCGTTCAGCAAGGTTTGACTCAGATGTGTTTGCTCCTAAAAAAGCTGACACAATAAATGATCTTAAACGTGAGTTCAAGAAGTTTGCGAAGACTAAGAAAGGCAA